GCAGAAAAATGTACCCCTACACCATAATTTGTATAGGTTCCTGCAATCCATTGCTCCACCATCGGAGTGATATTAACTTCTAAGCTCTCCAAACCACTGGAGAAAGTGGGAGTAAAGATAAACGTTTCCTGGGAAGGGGTGACGCCGGTGTTGCCTGTATGATAAGAACCACCAACCAAAAGAGTTCCATTATTATCTGTCCAATAAGCTGTATTGGAGGCACTCATCCAGTTGGCACCCGTATTCCCATTGGTGATGTCTGCATAACTTTCGAGATCTAATCCAATTCCCTCTTGCCATGACTGGGAAACCCCCATGATAGTTAATTTATAATCTCGTGGTACGGTTTTGGAAGTTTTAGCATTAAACATCCGTAAATAATAATTGACACTACCACTCGCCGGGATTGTACCAGCGGTGCGATCTGCTGAAATGTCACTAATAGGAAATTTAATTAAAATTCTGGATAGTTCTGCTGAGCTTGTAGTGACGCGACCGTAAATTGAAAAAGTTTCCAAGACATCGGCTTCACCCATATTGGCGCCGGTCCCACGCGTTTGTAAATCTGGTCTATATGCATTAACAATGGTAGTGTCAGCAGACGCAGTATATCTTCTAATGGCCATTAACGAATTTTTCCTCTAATATCGGTTGTGGGATATTTAATTTCAAAGATGGCGTTTTTAGGAGCGATAAGCATTGTTCCTTCAGGAGAAAAATTGTTGTTAATATTTATCATTGTTCCTGAATAATTTGCTCCCGTTTTGTTATTTAATTTTACTTTTACCACATCTAAGACGCCCTTTACGTTTTTGAGTTCTTGATACACATCGGAAATATTAAAATGTTCTCCAATATAAAATGCGGTGGCATATTTCTTGGTCAACGCCATCACACACGAATCTAATAAAGTAAATTTGTCTACCCCTGTTGCTGGTTTTACTACAAAATCAATTCCTAAATTAATGATAAAGGGATCGAGAATGTCTATAGTGTCGTTAATCATTCTATAATGATTAAGCCAAGTCTTTAAATTATTTTTGATAGTAGAATTGGTTTTTGTTAATTTTCCGAATTGATCTTCAGAAATAACATATAAATTCAAATTTCGTTTAAGCGAATCAGGATCTTTTTGTACTGAACAACGTTTGAGTGATCCAAACTTGGCTGGCATTCGATACACTAAATTTTCATAATCTGACTGTGTAACGGCTCTGTTTTGGGTCGGGAAAGTATCAAAAATCCTTCGTTTCAATTCGGTACTATTGGCATTGCTAACGTTTCCTACGATAGGTTCTTCATTGCTAACCTCTAAAGAACCTATAACTGTCTGAATTGTAGATTCAACTAAAAGATCTCTATCTTTAAAGTTAAACAATCCATTAGAAACGCTAGTTAATCCACCGGTGGCAACATTAGAATTCGTAGGATTGGTTACGCGATAAATAATAGTTAATGTAGTATTAGAAGGGACAATCCCTAAACTATCATTTTTAGATAAACGGGTGGGATCAAAGGTAGTATCGGTTACATAAGATTTTCCAAAAATATCCATGGCAACTCCTTGGGGATTTGCTACCACATCTGTTTCTCCAGTTTTTCCACTTCCGAACTGAATGCTCGTTCCTAATCGATCTCGTTGGACTACAAATTTACGAGATACCAAATATGGCTTTATAACTGAAGGTACGTTATCCTTCTTATAGTTATTATTAGGAATCTCCTTAAAGACGATATCTTGCGATAAATAATCTACTTCAAAATATTCATTGCCGTCGGCATCTAGTACCGATATAATTTCTGAAACGTTGGCGTTTGCGAGTCGAGCGCGCTTAAATCGTTCGAATGCTCCAATCGTTACTTCTTCTTGAGAAAAATATCCCGACACTACATTGCCATAAGCTTTGATAGCATAATAGGTGGGGGCGCCCGTTGTGGTGTCTGCTCGGGCTACAACAACGGGGTTTTTTGGGGCGGCGAAGTCTATATTTTCGGTTAACACAAAACTTAATCCATTTTGAGAATTAAAACGAGACCCCCTCTTAAGAATGGGAATATAATTAACATCCGGACCCAAAGCGCTAACTGAAGATGGAACTAAAAGGTACAAGGCCACCTTTCCATAAGTGGAGGGGCGACCGGGGTTTTTAAATCCCAACACCCGACCATGTCTTAGAACATTATTATATTGATAAGCGGTATCTAAAAATGCTTCGTTTACATTGTAGTCGAGATAAAAGGATAATTGATCTCCTACATACGCTACCGCATCTAACATGAGCGAACCAAATGATGCCTCGCTAAAGTCCTGAAAATTATCAGGATAAAACCGTTCGGCTATTTCCATCAAATCTGCGCGTATACTTTCAAACTCTCGATGGGTATAGTCGATGGGGACTATTTTTTTCTGTTCATTAGACATATAAAATCCTCAATTTTAAATAGTAATTTGCAATAAATCTTTTACATTTATATCCGGGATGGTATATGCAATCGACATTACTAGGATGTTTTGATCCTGATCGGAGCCGTCAAAAAAGATCTTTATTATCTCTATAGCAGGCATATATATTTGAGTTTGTTCTTTAATTTTAGCTTCTATTTGTGCTTGCACATTTTGCCCATAATTCTCAAATAAATATCGCTTAACTCCTACGCCAAAGTTAGGACGCATCACTCTTTCGCCGGGATTAGTTAAAAGTAACATTTTTAAATTTTGATTGACGAGCTTCTTAATACTCTTAATCATCACAAACCCATCGGCTGAAGATCGGTTCAGCGGAAGGGCGACTCCAAATGCATTCATATTTTACACCTCTACGTAATTATGCGCTCTCATTCTTTTTCACACAATTCTCCGCCTTCATTAAGTGGATTAGTGCGAAGCATTCTTTTCTTCCACCACGGAAGCAATTGACGACCGGCTGCTGGCTTAAATCGTTCACGCAGTTCGTTTAAGAACATCTTGCCGGGCTTAAGATCATCATCCCCCTCACCGGCAGAAAATTCACGAGAATTATAATAGTTCTTAAATAGTCTTTTGATGCGGCTTTTGGAGTTTCGCAATAATTGTTTATCCCATTCGTCCCACGTTAATATGAACAAAGACATCTTATCTCGATCCACATAATTGGCCCAACCTGGTTTACCAGGAGACAGAATAGGTGTGCCGTCTTCTTCAAAATCCGAAACATATTGACCAGGCTTGGAATCAATGGTTGACGATTTATACTCCCCCTCGGCTACCGTATTCTGAGCAATCGAGGGCAAAAATGCAAAATCATTGTAAATCGCCAACATCGCTGTAATTTTAGGAAGAGGGAAAATATAGCGAGAAATCAACATAAAAACATTATCTTTTGTAAGAAGATTAATCAAACAGAGTAACATTTTACTATCTCCCTCTAATGGTGCCGTTTGTCCAATTGGAAGATCAAGCGCGTCGATCTCTGCGGTCGTAACTTCTATTTTTTCGCCGCTAATCATAATCGAAAAAAGTAAACCATATCGGACTCCCATTTCACCTTCAACCCCGACTGCATTGTTTTTGCTATCTCTCACCAATTCCAATGTGCCTGGGTATACCTCGGACATTAGAAGGGCGCTATCATTTGCTTTTATAATATCGAGTGCCTCAGAAGTATCATATCTTGTTCCGTCAATACTGATATATTTTTCAACTACAAAGGGTGCATCCGTGCTAGATGATGGATCATAACCATATTCCTCAATATCGCCAATCGGTACAATTACTTTACTTGCAAACGGCGTTAGAATGTCATGAGCGTAGTCACTGTGGAATTCTCCGGCCATATAGGAAAGATTTCCGTCGTCATCTTTCACCGCGTGAAAATAACCTACATATTCATCTCCTTGTTCATACTCGCTGCTATCATCGAGTTGTTCAGAGACATAAAATTCACCCCCACCAGTATATAATTCTTCCTCTTCTTCGTCGGGTAAATCAGCAACTTCTTCTTTTATCTCTTTGTTGAGGTCTAGATCAATGCCGCCTTGCGTCATATCTGTTAGTAAGAAATAATCAAGATCGTAGATATCAGGTTTCATGCCGACTTGTTCAAGGTTAGAAATAAATTTCTCTCCCATAAATACTAATTGTTCCATCACCAGTTCTTTAAGAACTAATTTAGCATATTCATCTGTTTCTTTAACTGCTTCGAGATTCTTTTCCGAACGATAATTCTTGAGAGTTTTAAAAATACTTACGGTGCCGGCACTGGTAGCAGTTGCAGTGACGGCTGCACCGCCGGCGACAGCGGCTGCAGCACCGCCGGTTGCGGCGGCTG